GTCATTGTTAGATGAAGGGGAGCTTTCGCTCCCCTCTCTCTTAGTGCCATTCATCTTTGTATGTGTCGAACTGTCCTTCACCTGCTTGGAGATTGTCCAGGACACCGAGAAGAATGTCTTCTTGATCTTCGTTCTCTGACCAATCTGTGTCAGTTATTATCTCTTCGAGTATTGCTCTTGCCTCGCAAAGTAAATTACCAACTTTTTCTAAATCTTTTGTCCACATAATTAACTCCGTTTTTGTTGTTGTTTATATTATAAATATACATAAGAGCAGCTTAGTCGTCACATTTATATTGAATACACATGACCGTTGGGTGGGATTGCGTTCTAGGGTGGAGTATAGGGTTACTATATGGATAACCAAATCAACTTTACAAACGATTGACACCCCACCCCCTAAATAAGACGGGCAGGGTAACTAACACGACTATCTATTACAAGCATTGATATTTTCATTCAGATGTATTATTGTTTGGCCATGAACTTTGAAGCATTACCCAAAGAGGTGTTACAGGAAGTCCTGTTACTGGAACAACAACGCAAGCGACTTGAAACTCGTGAGGTAGCTCAAACTAAATTTCTTGCCTATGCTAAACATGTATATGAGGGATTTATTGAAGGCCGACATCATAGAATCATAGCCGAAAAGCTCGAGGACATTGCATCGGGTAACTTGAAGCGTTTGATCATCAACATGCCCCCTAGACACTCGAAGTCAGAATTAGCCTCATATTTAATGCCTTCGTGGTTCCTGGGCCGTAATCCAAAATTAAAAATCATACAGGCTACCATGAACACGGAACTTGCTGTAAGATTCGGAAGGAAAGTCCGAGATCTCATTGCCGATCCCATATATGCTGAGATCTTTCCCAAAACGGACTTGAAACAGGATAGCCAAGCGGCGGGTCGTTGGGAGACTAGCCAAGGCGGGGAATATTTTGCTGCGGGGGTGGGTGCTGCAATGACTGGTCGTGGTGCGGATTTATTGATCATTGACGATCCGCACTCGGAACAAGATGCATTGTCCACGGTTGCTTATGACAATACATATGAGTGGTACACATCAGGACCGAGACAGAGATTACAACCGGGGGGTACCATCATCATTGTGCAGACGAGATGGTCTAAGAAAGATTTGACTGGTCGTTTAGTGCAGAATATGACAATGGACACTATGTCGGATCAATGGGAGGTTATAGAATTTCCAGCGATACTTCCTAGTGACAAACCTTTATGGCCTGAGTTTTGGCAAGTTGAAGAATTATTAAAGGTCAAGGCTTCACTGTCCCCGGTCAAGTGGAACGCACAGTGGCAACAAAATCCGACATCGGAAGCTGTTGCGATGATCAAGAGAGATTGGTGGCAGAGTTGGGAGAGGACTGATACACCGAGACTTGATTATATAATTCAGAGTTATGATACGGCATATAGTAAAAAAGAGACTGCTGACTATAGTGCTATTACGACTTGGGGTGTTTTTGAGCCGAGGGAGAATGGTGATCAGCATTTAATAATGTTGGACGCACAGAAGGGTAGATGGAGTTTTCCTGAGTTAAAGGAGATTGCGATAGAGCAGAATGAATATTGGGAACCTGATATGATGTTGATTGAAGCTAAAGCGAGTGGACAACCTTTAGCAGATGAATTAAGATTGTTAAATCTTCCTGTTACTACGTTTAGTCCTGGTAGACGAAAAGGTGGGGGTGGTGTAGATAAGACTATGAGAATGCATATAGTATCACCTATATTCGAATCGGGAAAAGTATGGTATCCTGATGGAGAGAAGTTTGCAGAAGACGTTATTGAAGAGGTGGCCTCTTTTCCTAATGGCGAGCATGATGACTATTGTGATAGTATGACGATGGCATTAATGCGTTTTAGGCAAGGTGGATTTATTGATTTAAAAGGCGAAGAGATACCAGAGAACTGGTATCCGAGAAAAGCAAGAGAGTATTATTGATGGCAGGATATATTGGTAAATTTTTAAAAGGAATGTTGAAAGAGGGAGCTCAAGTTTCAACAAAAACTATGCCAGATGCTGTTGTTGGTAAAAAAGTATTTGGAGATCCTAATAAACCAGGCAAGCTTAAAGTAGAAGTTATTTCTAAAGATGGCAAACAAAAAGGTTTATTTAAATTAGACGAAATAAAGAAAAAACCAGGTCGTGCTCGTAGTGAACAAAACATACCAGAAATACAACAGGTCGAAGATTCAGTAGATTATGCAAGAAGACCTATCACTGAAGAAGAAACTTTGTCACTAAGGCCCGGTGAAATTAGACGAAGACTACTATATGATCCAGATTTAAGTATAGCCAAGCAACAAGAAACAGGAAGAACTGGTAATGAATTATTACTAGAAAAGTATGGAGGAGAACTATACAAAGGAGTTAGAGGTATTGGTAGACAACAACTTCCAGGTTTAAGAAGAAAACCAGAAGAGATAAAAGCACAGTCTGATTTCGCAAGAAGATTTAAAGAGAAACAGATAGAAGCGGCTAAAAAAGCAGAACAACAAAAAAAGAAACAAGTGGCAGAAGAGGTTGTTGCTTCGCAACAATTAGCAGCAAGAAGACAAAGACCAAACGCAAATGATTCTTTTTTTAGATTACCGGGTGGTGCCGTTGATACCAACAAATTTAGAGACGCAATAAGAAGATATGAAAATAATAAAGACAGCAAAGCGTTTAGAGATAACCCAACAAAACCTATGTGGGCGAAAGGTGGTTCAGTGAAAGTGAGTAAGAAAAAACAAAACAATAAAAAGACTTATCGCACTGTTACGAACAAATTTTCAGATAGAATGTTACCAGGCAAAAAACGAACTACGAGGATATACTAATGGCAATAGAACCTAGAGAAATAGCAGGTATGGTAGAATCATCTATGGGTGCAGGAGGAGAAACGGCAACCAATATAAATGATATAGATTTAGAGGTGGAGTTTGAAGAAGATCAAGAGTTATTGCCCGAGGGGGTTGAACTGATTGACGATGAGGAAGTAGAAGTTGAAACAGAAGAATACGATCATGCAGCCAATCTTGCAGAGGTTCTTGACGATGACGTTTTGGGAGACTTATCATCGGACATTAGAGCCAAGTTCCGTGAAGATGTGGAATCAAGAGAAGATTGGGAAGAAGCGATTGCGAAAGGCTTAGGGTTACTTGGTATCAATTATGAAGAACGAAGCGAACCTTTCTTAGGGGCCACAGGTGTAACTCACCCTTTATTAAGTGAGGCTGTTACGCAGTTTCAAGCACAGGCTTATAAAGAGATGTTACCAAGTGGCGGGCCTGTAAAAACCCAGATCCTTGGAGCACCGACCAAGGAGACTGAAGATCAAGCCCAGCGTGTAGAAGACTTTATGAATTATCAGATTACTGAGATTATGGAAGAATATGATCCAGACACTGATCAAATGTTATTTTATTTGCCGTTGACGGGATCTACATTTAAAAAGATTTATTTTGACGAGACTAAACAGAGAGCCGTTTCCAAGTTCGTACCAGCAGAAGACATGGTTGTTCCGTATTCAGCTAGTGATTTAAGAACAGCGGAGAGGGTTACACATGTAGTGAGAATGTCGTATAATGATATTCGCAAACTACAAGTAGCAGGAGTATACAGAGATGTTGAATTATCTGAAACAGGCGATGGTGACGATGAAGGAGCTATCCAAGAACGTGCTGATGAGTTGTTGGGACTACGCCCAAATTACTCTGACGACTCTTATACCTTATTGGAATGCCACATTGACTTGGACTTGGAGGGTTTTGAAGACACGGATATGGAGGGGAATCCTTCGGGTATTATGCTACCTTATATTGTTACCATTGATCAGAATTCTGGAAAAGTGCTTTCAGTGGTTAGAAACTTTAGAGAACAAGACCCATTAAAGAGAAAGAGACAATATTTTGTACACTTTAAGTTTTTACCAGGGTTTGGATTTTATGGTTTCGGGTTACTACACACAATCGGAGGTTTATCTCGTGCTGCAACTTCTATTCTTAGGCAGTTAATTGATGCAGGTACTTTATCAAACCTTCCAGCGGGTTTCAAAGCAAGGGGTGTTCGTATTCGTAATGATGACGAGCCTCTTAATCCTGGTGAGTTCAGAGACATCGATGTCCCAGGTGGAGATCTCAAAAATTCCATCATCCCACTGCCATACAAAGAGCCTTCTGGCACATTAGCCCAGCTTTTAGGGGTAGTTGTTGACTCTGGAAGACGCTTTGCACAGGTTGCAGACTCAAAAATAGCGGATGTTAACTCTCAAGCACCTGTTGGAACGACTGTTGCGTTGATTGAGCAAGGCTCAAAGATTATTTCGAGCATACATAAGCGTTTACATTATGGTCAAAAGCAAGAATTTCGCATGTTAGCGGAGATTTTTAGCGAAAATCCAGTTCCATACCCTTATTTTGTTGGAAATGTGCCTCCAGAGACGATGCAAGCCGACTTTGATGGTCGTGTGGACATACTTCCAGTGTCAGATCCGAACATTTTCTCTATGTCACAGCGATTATCGCTTGCTCAAACACAATTACAGATGGCACAAGCGGCTCCGCAGATGCATAATTTGCGTGAAGCGTACAGAAGAATGTATGATGCGTTAGATATTAAGAATATTGATGCTATTTTACCAGAACCTCCACAGCCAAAACCGACTGATCCAGCAACCGAGAACGGAAATGCT